TACAGATGAACCTTCTAAATAAAATTCAACAAGAATTAAAGGCTCCTAAATCACAGTTTAACAGTTTCGGTAAATATTATTACAGAAATTGTGAAGACATTTTAGAAGCAGTTAAGCCTTTATTACTTAAGTACGGATGTATTATGACTATTTCAGATAGCATCCAAGAAAAAGCAGGGATTATCTTTTGCGAAAGTTCAATTAAATTTATAGACAAAGATGGCAAGGAATTTATTTCAACGGCTTCAGCTGGGATTGATCCGAACAGAAAAGGGATGGATATTGCGCAGTCGTTCGGCGCGAGCGCAAGTTATTCTCGGAAATATGCTCTTAATGCTTTATTCCTTATCGACGATACTAAAGATCCGGATGCTACAAATACTCACGGTAAAGAAGAGAAACCTAAATTAGAAAGATTTACTGTTACCTTTGATAAGTGTAGAGCAGCTTATCTAAAAGACAAAAGGAATTTACCTTTGATTCAAGAGAAATACGAAATTGATGCAGAAACTTTAAAAGCCTTGATAAATGAAAAAGTTTAAAGCAAGACCTTCTTCCCTGTCAAAATTGATGGGGAAGTTAAAAAAAGATGGTGAACTTCCACAAACTTGTATTACTTACCTTAAAGAGTGGTATTCAGGTGATACAGAAGAAATAACTTCTAAATATTTAACCAAAGGGATCTTATTAGAAGATGAGGCAATTCAATTTGCATCTAAGGTATTATTTGGTGATATTAGAGCCTACAAAAACGAAAATATTTACACTAACGAATGGTTGTTAGGCACACCGGATGTTGTTTTAGAAAATTCAATTATAGACACTAAATGTTCTTGGAATCACAAGACTTTACTTGACGCTGCTTTAGAATTAAACACAGACTACGAATGGCAATTAAGAGGTTATATGATGTTATGTGAGAAGGAATTTGCTACTTTGTTTTATTATTTGGGTGATACTCCTGCCGAAGCTAATTTTG